ACCCCCATAAGATCTACGTTTTTATCTAAATCTACAGAGGTAGGAATTAGAGCTCTTAGATTATCTATATTTGCATTTGAAATATTTAACCCGCCTATCTCTTCGCAGGCGGTTACTTCAAAATCAAAAGTCGCTGTATATTTATGGTCGGGCATATTACAACATATCTCTGATACGTTCTGCTTGACTTGAGTGCATTTTTACAGCACTATCTAATTCACCTGCTATTTTAGTTAGTTTTTTTTTAGCATCTGCTGGCAGTTCTTGTGCAGCTTTAGAAACTTTTGGTTCTTTTGGATTTTCTACAACCTTCACTTCGTCTTGAGGAGAAACCTCTTTTTTCTTTTTGTCATCCTTTGAAAGTAACTTGGAGTAAGCAGCTTCTGCCTCCTCTGAAAGCTTACCTTCTTTTTTCATCTTTTCGAGGATGGCTTTTTGCAAAGCGGGTGGCAACTTTTTTTGTTTTTCTGTAAGGCCGCCTTCGCCAACTTCATTCATCATAGCTCTCATTTTGTCGTATTGCATTCCACAAGCTTTTATGGTTTCCTTTTCATCCATTTCGCTTGTGTCGGTAAGAGTCTTATCTTCCATTGCGCAGACGCTCATGTATGACTTATACATAGCCTCTTCGGTTTCGTTATATTTCTTGGCGATAGAAATCTCTATCTTGCCGTTTGAACGATCAATGCTTGCTTCTAGGGGGTTTTTAATTTCTTTCATTTGAGTGATATAAAATTGCTGATGGATAAATTTCTAGTTTATGAGATTCCGAAACAGTTAGAACACCTTCCAATGTACCTAGTTTTTCAATCTCACTAAAGTCGTTTACACAAGAAATAACTTTTTCTGTCCAATTTTCTTTTTCAGAAGCGCAAACAACCGATTCGCATAATTGGCTAATCATTTTTTCTTGACTTTCGTTTAAAGAATCAGTATCTAATTTTTCTAACATTTTTTCCGTAGCGACCGAACTCAAGGCCTCCACTTCATACACCATGGCTTGGATGCCTTCTCTAGAAAATTGATCCTTAGACCCTTCTGGTCTTCCTGGCATACCATTTGTTGGTTTTGCTTTCGGCTCGTCCACGTCATCTTGAATCATGGGCACTCCACCTACAACTGGATTAAAGTATCCCTTTTCTCTTTGGGAAACAAACTTTTCTTGAGCCTTTGCCAAATCTTCTGCCTGAGGAAATTTTCCAGTATGGAAAAGAGTCATTCCTTGCTCCGCAGAAAGAATACCAAGTTCCATGAGCCTTGTGGCTACTCTCATTAATTGAGTTTCGTCACGCAGGTCGATATCTTTAAACTTAACAGTAGGAGCCTGCCTAAAACCTAAATCTTTAGAGATGCGTTGAATTTCTGGTTGTAGAAAATCGTTTACAAAAGCTTCACGAGCCTCTTTTAATCTATCTAAGAACACACGGGCTTTTATCTCAGCGCCACTATACTTATCATCATTGAGTATGATGTTTTGAAGTCCTTCTTTAATGTCTTGATTAATGACCTCATATTTTTGCACGCCAACAACCTTGTTTATGTCTGGTATAACAAAATCTGCTTTGGTTGTATAGTCTGATACAAGAACACGGCCGACGGACTCATTCTGGAAGAGCTTTTGCATAGCCCTAACATTGTTTGAATTTATTCCTCCTTTTTCTGGCTCAGCGCCCATTGTAATCATGAGAATAACATTTTCTACGGTTCTCATGATTGCTTGATCCATTTTCTTCATCTCCATTTTGGCGTTGATGTCTTCTAGGACAGGATAACCAAATGGAATAGCAAAAGGCTCATAATCTTGCTTTTTATAAAAACTATATGCCAGTCTTTCATTTTCTAAATTAATTTTAAGCCCGTCTTTGAAATAAGCGCCGTCTTTAATTAATTTTTGATCTTGTGGGTCTAGGGCCTCAAATACGGCTTTATCGTAATCATTTTTTGGATTAGCAAGTCTTTCCATATCGAATTCAGAAAGAACCTTAGCATAAGCGCCATCTTTTGTATTAAATACCGTGCTTCGCTTCGCTACTATCTCAAATGGATTTAAAACAATATATTTCAAGGGAAATTTATTTTCTCTAGGAGTATTTTCTACAACTTTAGAAAACTTCTTAAAATCATCTAAATCAAATTTTCCATCTAATCTATATAGAAAAATATTCCCACTCCTGTAATACTCTCTGAAATATTGATCCTTTAAGTCCCATAACTTAATTCTATCAAAAAGCTTCATAAAGAATTTTCTAGAAGTAGCATTTCCGCCTTCTAAGTAAACCTCAGCATTAGCAAACTCAGACATCATATCAATAGTGTTTCTAAAGATAGGTACATTTGCATAAGCTTTCTGACAAAGTTCAATAGCTTCTCTTACATTTATTCCATCAGAAGAAATTTCGTAAGGAAGTAAACCAGCACGAATTTGACTAAATTTATTTTTTGGGGCTGTAACAGAAGACCTATTTATTCTGGTGCTCGTGCTACCATTGCCCGATCCAGATCTACTGTACGAACCTAAAGAGGTATGATATGCTTCTCCAGCAGTGGCTGGCTCAACTGAATTTTCAACTTGTGACGCTTGTCCTGTTAGTTTGTCAAACTTATTCCAGTAATCAGATTTTTTATTATATTTTCTTTTTGCCATATCTTATTATAAAGTTAATTACACTTTTAAAAGTGACTTTTGGAACTTTTTTAAATAAACATAGGAGTGAAACCTTGGTGGTTTTCCTTGGGTATATTCATCATATCATAGTATATATTCATTCCCCAATTACCCAGGATCAGAGCCGAGTAGGAATCCTTTCTTGGTTTATCTACACCCCTTTGTCTTTTTAGATTGGGGGGTAAATCAAAGTTTTGAGTGCCTCCAGCAGAACTAGAAACTTGAATTAAAGCACATTCTGCTTTCGTTAAGTCTATCATATCTTTCTGGTGTTCTATGAATTCAATCATTTTGGCTCCAACATTTTTCTCCTCTTCGTATTTTGAAAATTTTAAATCTTTAATTGGTATTTTTTTAGATCTCTGCAAAGAGTAGTTGTCGTCCATTGCTGTAGCTGCAAAGTGTATTCTTTTCCTATCAAAAGCTGTTTGCAACATTTCATTTGCGTTTCTAATCCAAACAGATAAGGGTTTTCTTAAATGGCATATTACATTATTCTTTAAGTTGTATTCTCCCCTGGCTTGTTTTAAATCCTTTACATAGTCGTGAGGGTTGTTGAAAGCGCCCTCAAACATTCCTATGTTTAATTTTTCTCTTTTAAACGTTTCGCTTTCATTACAGGAATTAATGAATTGCACTCCCCCATTGTAGTCTCCTACAACCATAATAATATTAAAATGATCTAATATATACTTAAAGTAAGTTATATGCTTCTTTAGATTAGTTCCAGGTAAAGCGTAGCTATGTACTAGCACACCTTTTTTTTCTTTGGGTATTAATTTTATTACCTGTATAGCAAAATCGTCAGATGCTTCAGATTCAGACCAAGATGGGTCAAAAGCTAAAATATATTCAGCGCCTTCTTCTCCAGCAATTTCCACAGCTGGGGATTCTCCATCTTCTATCGTACAATCAGCCATTTTACTTATTTTAAAATACCCAGCACTGTCATCCGTAAACTGAGCATTAAACTCTCGGTCAATTTGAGACTGACTCATTGTGCCCTTTGCTTGAGAGATTAAATTTTCATCATACAACGCCTTCGGGGCACAATCGTAGCTGAACTGCATTATGCATCTTCTGCCTTGATTTTTTCCCCCAGGATTGAAGATCATGTTTTCATAGGCTTGATACATTTTATAGAGATACTCAAACTTATAAGATGCGGATGATAGCCCAATCATTTTATTAGATGGCCACTCCGTCCTCTCGTCTTCTGTCATCTTACCAGCACTAATCATTGCATCTTCTGCGTCCTTGATTTTTTGTCTTTCTGTTGGATTTTCTACAACAGCCAGGAACGGCATAATAACTTCATTTAATACTTTCTCTGGCATAAGCAGAAGCTCATCGACAATAATGCGTTGAAAACGGAAACCACGAAGCTTTTCTCCATCACCAAGCGGTAAAGCCGTGATACGACTCTTACCAATCTGCATGGACCATTCATCATTTGATTTGCTTACCTTGCCAATACACTGCTGAAACAACTGAGCTTTGGGATCTTGCGATATATCCTCTATCTTACGAAATATCATCTTAGACTGTCTAAATGATTTTGATATAATACCAATGTGAACACCTTGATTCATCATCGCATCTAACAAAGCAAAAATACCAGTAGAGAAGGATTTGGACATACCACGAGACCATATCCCCAAAAAGTAATCATTTTCCATCATAGCTTTGACAGCCATGTGTTGAAAAGGAAATAGCTCAATGCCAGTAAGTAACTCTGTAGTAAAGGTTACATTTTCCTTCATAAATTTATATAACCAAATCTTAGCTTTAGTATCTTCCAGATAACCTTCGAGATCCATAATCTGTTGGTTAATTGGTTCTCTATTTAAAGATTTTTGATTTCCCTTTTCCCAGCTCATTTTTTTTCCTTATCTAAAAAATATTGCACATCCACGTTCCAGAGTTTCTTGCCTAAGTATAGTAATTTTGGAATTAGCTCTTCGCTATGTTTTCTGCTGTCCGTAAATATAAATTGACAATTGCCAGCGAATTCATGTTGAACTGAAATCAAATTAGAAAACACCCAGCCTAGTTTAGGAGCTCTTCTTCCTTTTGTGAACACAGCTTCTTTTTCTATTGCTTTAAGAGATTTCTCTACAACAATATACATATAGCTATCTAACTCAACACATCTTTCCATCTCTCTCCTAAATCTATCTACTTGTCCGCCAAAAGTTGATAAGAAATCACCAGCGCTTTTTCTGTCTACAAATGTATTAGTGAAATCGTCTCCGCCTAAAGTATAATCTCCAAAGTCTAACTTTAAAATTGTAGATTTATTAAACTCTAATGGTTGCTGTTCTCTGGTGTCAATCAGGACTTCAACCGCCACATCGTTCACAAATTCCTTTGGCATGCCCTTGTAGAATATAGGCTTTACTCCCATGGCCTCACAAGCATTGGTATATGTACCGAAGTGTTTTTTATAAACATCTAGGTCTGGCAACTGTCGCTTGAGAAGCTCTAAATGAAAGGGGGCATTCTTATATTTTTTTCTTTCAATTCTTTTTTTGCCCAACTCAAGAATGTAGTCCTTGACTTCTTCATCTGGCGCAGACTCGCACCACTTTACGAGCTGTGATCGATTGATAAAATCATTTGCAAAGTATTCGTCTTTTTTCTTAAAGGGTAATGGGTTACCATTCAATTTGTTAAATCGTGGATAATGTTTAACATAGTAGTCACCTACATACATTTTATGAGCCTTGAGATGGCTATGTAAGCTTTTCTCTGTTTCAAACTCAGCCCCACACTCTTTGCATTTATAAGACATCTTCAATACAGATACCTAGAACACGGGCTTTCCATGCAGCCATACCCTCAAGTCTTTGGGCCTCCTCTTTGATTACCTCTTTCTGCATTTCAGCAATTCGAACCATGTTTTTTCTTTCTTCCTCTTCTTGAAAGAGTTGTACAATAGATAAAAACGATGCATTTTCTTTTTGCCTGTTCGCTAGACGAGCGCCTCTGTCTCCCTGTAATTTTTTAGTAAGATTTTCTATTCGTGTTTCACACTGATGATATTCAGAGCTTTTTGCCTTAATTATCTCAGCAAGACGAACAGTCATTTCGTCTTGATCATCTGCGCTCTCAAACATATCGTTTAGCTTCTGCAGGTGACCAGTTATCAATTCAAGATTAATAATTTCTTTTGCCACGTTCATGTAAAGATTAAGCTCGTCCGCAGTTAGATCTGGCTTATCCCAGGTAAGTCTAATAAATTCTTGCTCAAATAATTCTTTATCCCTAAATGCTGTATAGTTATTTACGATAGCTACAAATCTTGAGTTTGATAAATTAATTCTTAATCTGCTACAGCAAGTATGCTGGCTTCGTGACATTTTAGTTTCTTCTAAACCATAACCAGTTGAATCATTAATTTTTTTAATTATTCTAGAAATAGCTTGCGGTGAGGCATAAGTCGATGAGGGTTGACCCTCTACCACTTCTTTTTCTTGTCCTAATACCTCATTCACGGCT